AGACTGGTAGTGTAATTGGTAGATCTTTTACTCAAGATGGAGATATAAATCCAGGTAAAGTACCTATTCAAGAAATACAATCAAGTAATGGAGGTGCTAAAATGCAAAGTTTAATTACCACATATAACTATTATTTGCAAATGATAAGAGATGTAACCGGGTTGAACGAAGCTAGAGACGGTAGTATGCCAGATAAAAATGCTTTAGTTGGAGTGCAAAAACTTGCTGCTGCAAATAGTAACACAGCTACTAGACATATATTACAAGCTGGATTGTATTTAACGGCTGAAACAGCGCAATGTTTATCACTTAGAATATCTGATATTATAGAGTATTCACCTACTAAAGACGCTTTTATTCAAGCTATAGGTACTCATAATGTAGCTACTTTGGAAGAATTAAAACAATTGCATCTTTATGATTTTGGTATATTTATAAATCTTCAACCAGATGAAGAAGAAAAAGCTATACTTGAAAATAATATTCAAATGGCTATACAACAACAGAGTATAGATTTAGAAGATGCTATCGACCTTAGAGAGATTAAAAATGTAAAATTAGCTAACCAATTACTAAAAATACGTAGACAGAAAAAACAAGATAAAGATAGATTAGAGCAAGAAAGAAATATACAATTACAATCTGAGGCAAATCAACAATCAGCTGCTGCTGCTGCTCAATCTGAAATTCAAAAAAATGAAGCTTTAACTAACTCTAAAGCTCAATTAGAACAAATTAAAGCTGGATTAGAAGCTCAAAAAATGGCTCAAGAAGTTCAATACAAAAAAGAACTTATGCAAATGGAGTTTCAAATGAATATGCAACTAAAAGGATTAGAAGTTGATGGGATGAAAGAAAGAGAAAAACAGAAAGAAGATAGAAAAGATGAAAGAACAAAAATTCAAGCTTCTCAACAAAGTGAAATGATTGAGCAAAGAAATAGTGGAAAACCACCTAAAAACTTTGAGTCCGCAGGTAATGATATACTAAGTGGCGGATTTGATTTAGGTGCATTTGACCCTAAGTAAAAATTATTAATTATTATTATATTATATTATGGAAGAAAAATTAAAAGAAGTAGTTGAAGAAACTACAACAAATAACCAACAAGACCCAGGTGACGAAAACGTGGTGAAAGTTAATAAAAGTAAGTTTAAATCTGCAGATGATAACAATGTCACAAAAGTAGATTTAAGTAAACCACCAAAACCAGTGGAAGATGAAGTTAAAAAAGATAACACTAACGACGAGGGAGTGGCTCCAAAGTCTGAGGATGCCGACACCCCAAAAGAACAAGAAGAAGTACAACCGGAAGCAAAAGCACAAGAAGAATCAGTACTAGAAGAAATTACTGATGAAGAAGTAAAAGAAGAAGTGAAAGAAGAAGTTGAAGAAGTAAAAGAAGAAGTTGAAGAAGCTATTGCTGAGGCTAAAAAAACTGGTAAACCTCTTCCTGAAAACATTCAAAAATTAATGGATTTCATGGAAGAAACTGGTGGGGATTTAAGTGATTATGTTAAGCTCAATCAAGATTATTCAAAACTAGATGATCAAAATCTATTATATGAATATTACAAGCAAACAAAACCTCATTTAAACAATGAAGAAATTAACTTCCTTATGGAAGATTCGTTCTCTTACGATGAAGAAATTGATGAAGAAAGAGATATACGAAGAAAAAAATTAGCGTTAAAAGAGCAAGTTGCCGACGCTAGAGCCCATCTGGACGGGCAAAAGTCCAAATACTATGAAGAAATTAAAGCTGGTTCAAAACTCACGAGTGAGCAACAGAAAGCAATTGATTTCTTTAATAGATATAACAAGGAGTCAGAAGTAACTCAAAAGACAGCAAAAAAGAACTCTGATATTTTTAAACAAAAAACTAATCAAGTTTTTAACGATAAATTCAAAGGTTTTGAATATAATGTTGGTGAAAAAAAATATAGATTCAATGTAAGCAATGCTGAGGAGATTAAGAGTACTCAAAGCGATATAAATAATTTTACTAAAAAGTTTTTAGATAAAAATTCTACATTATCAGATGCTAAAGGTTATCATAAATCTCTATTTACAGCTATGAATGCAGATGCTGTTGCAAAGCATTTTTATGAACAAGGAAGAGCAGATGCTATGAAAAATAGTATTGCTAAATCTAAAAACATTAATATGGATCCGAGACAAAGTCATGGTGAAATTAAAACTAGTGGATTAAAGTTCAAAGTATTAGGTGATAATTCTTCTGATTTTAAGTTTAAAATTAAAAATAATAAATAACTTTAAAACAATTTAAAAATGGCAATTACAAGCGTTCCTGCGGGAACTATTACGCCCAACTCAACTCCAACCGCACTAGCATCTAATTACTTAGACTTTGCTGCGGGTACAAGTGACTGGGCACAACAATATTTACCAGAACTTATGGAGAAAGAAGCAGAGATTTTTGGAAACAGAACTCTTTCTGGTTTTCTTTCACAAGTAGGTGCTGAAGAAGCTATGGCTGCTGATCAAGTAATTTGGTCTGAGCAAGGTAGATTACACATGGCTTTCAATGGAACATCAGTAAGTGGTGGTAATGGTGGTACAATTACAATAACTACAGATATAGATGGTAATAATTATCAAACTGGTTCTACTAGATCACACCCTATCAGAAAAGGTGATATGGTATTAATATCTGATTCTACTACTACTACAACTGCTTACGTTGAAGGAATCAACAGTGCTGTAGCTACAAACACTATTGACGTGGGTACTTATACTGCCACAACTTTAATTAATGCTGGTATAGCTGATGGAGCTGTAACAGTATTAGTTTTTGGTTCTGAGTATGTAACGGGACAAGCTGGTAGAGATAATGGTAACGATCCTGCTCACAAAACCTACGGAAATCAACCAATTATATTAAAAGATATGTATGATGTATCAGGTTCTGATGCTGCTCATATTGGTTGGGTTGAAATTTCTGGAGAAGAAGGACAAAGCGGTTACTTATGGTACTTGAAGGCTGAAGGTGATACTAGAGCTAGATTTACTGATTACTTAGAAATGTCAATGTTAGAGGCTGAAAAAGTTAGTGGTACTACTCTAGTTGATTATCAAACTTCTGGTATAGCTCCAAAAGGTACTGAAGGTTTATTTGCTGCTATTAAAGCAAGAGGTAACCAAAGTACTGGTATTACTGGTGTTAACGCTGCTACTGATTTATCTGAGTTTGATTTAATGTTAGCAGAGTTTGATAGCAATGGTGCTATTGAAGAAAACATGATGTTTGTTGACAGGTCTACGTCTTTAGCGATAGATGACATGTTAGCTTCTATGAATTCTTATGGTGCTGGTGGTACTTCTTATGGAGTGTTTAGTAACTCTGAAGATATGGCGTTAAATTTAGGCTTCTCTGGTTTTAGACGTGGATCTTATGATTTCTATAAGTCTGATTGGAAATATTTAAACGACAAAGCTGGAAGAGGTGCAATGATTGACACTGTAACTAATGTAAGAGGAGTTGTAGTACCAGCGGGTACATCTTCTGTTTATGACCAAACATTAGGTAAGAATATGAAACGACCATTTCTACATGTTAGATATAGAGCTTCACAAACTGAGTCTAGAAGATTAAAAACTTGGATCACTGGTTCGGTTGGTGGTGCTGTTACATCTGATTTAGACGCGATGGAAGTACACTATTTATCTGAAAGATGTTTAGTTACACAAGGTGCAAATAACTTTATGTTATTGAACTAATCAATTTTTAAAAGTGTTGGGGCTTCGGCCTCAACTCTTTTATTTTATTAATTTTATTATATATTATATTATGGCAAAGAAAAAAGAAAACAAAAAAGAAAACACAGTAGTTGAAGAAACTACAATGGTTGTAGAACAGCCAAAAACAAATAAAAAAGATAATTGGGAGTATAAAACAAGAGTGTACATGCTCGCGAATCGCCAACAACCATTAAGTTATACTATTAGATCTTCTAATATATTTTACTTTGACGAAGAAAAAGGATATGAAAGAGAGTTAAAGTATTGTGAAAATCAAAGAACTTGTTTTGTTGACGAGATGCAAGGTGAACAAAGATTATCGCATATAATTTTTAGAAGAGGAGCTATTGTTGTTCCAAAAGAAAAAACAACATTGCAAAAATTACTTTCTTTATATCATCCTCATAGAGATAAAATCTTTTACGAAGACAAACCTGAAGAAAAAGCTGCAGACGAGGTTTTAGATATAGAAGTAGAAATAGAAGCTTTAAATACTGCTAAAAACTTAGATATCGATATGGCAGAAGCTGTTATGCGTGTAGAGATTGGTTCTAAGGTATCAGAGATGAGTTCTAAAGAAATTAGACGAGATTTATTATTATATGCTAAGAAGAACCCTCAATTGTTCTTAGATTTAGTAAATGATGAAAATGTTCAACTTAGAAACTTTGGTATTAAAGCAACTGAAATGAACATAATAACATTATCTTCTGATCAAAGAACATTTAGATGGACTTCTAATGATAGAAAATTATTAAATGTTCCATTTGATGAGCATCCATATTCAGCTTTAGCTGCTTGGTTTAAAACTGATGAAGGAATGGAGATTTACTCCAATATAGAAAAAAGATTAAATTCTTAATCAAACTGTAGAGCGGTCGCCCTACGGGGCGATCGTAACTACAAAATTATATTATATGGAAAAAAAGAAATCAAAAGGGTTAGGCGATACAATAGAAAAAATTACAAAAGCAACAGGAATAAAAAAAGTTGTTGACAAAGTTAGTGAGGTTACAGGTAAAGACTGTGGTTGTGGAAAAAGAAAAGATGTATTAAACGAACTGTTTCCTTATAACTATAATACATACAAATAATGGTAAATGTAGATACAGTATATCAAAAAGTTTTAGTTTTAGCAAATAAAGAACAACGAGGCTATATAACACCTCAAGAGTTTAATTTATATGCTAAGCAGGCTCAATTAGAAATAGTTAATCAATACTTCTATGATTTAGATCAATTTAGTAAAAGATCAAGAGTAGGTGGTTATAGTACTGAGTATTCAGATATGGTAGAGCTAATAAATGAAAAATTAGCTTTTTTAAAAATGGAAGATACTGTTGCGGGTGTTGTAGCTAATACAGCTACAGATTTAGTACCGGTCGGTGGACAAACTATTTTAAGATTAGGATCTGTATTAACAGATGATACGGCTATTCAACTAGAAGAATTTCACGAAGTAACTATAGATGAGTTTTACCGAAACGAATCTACTCCATTAACTAAAACTAGTAATATGTTTCCTTGTTTTTATTCAATTAAAAGTACGGTGGCCGGTAGTAATATAACTTCAATTACTTTAAACACGCAGCTTGGAAATGGAAATATTAAATATACTTTTATAAAAAAACCAGAAGAGGTAGAATGGGGGTATGTGGTTTTGGGTGAAAAAGCTTTATATGATTCATCAACCTCAATAGATTTTGAGGTGCATCCTATGGAAGAAATAGAATTAGTTTATAAAATATTAAAAATAGCTGGTATTTCTATGAAAAGAGAAGATATAGTTAGATCTAGTCAAGCTATGGAAGCATTACAAAATCAAAACGAAAAACTATAAAAAATGGCATTATTAACACAATCACAGGCAGAATACTATAATGATCAAGATTATGGTAATTACCAATTCACATCTTTAAAAGACTTAGTTAATCAATTCATGATTGGATATGTTGGTGATAATAAGTTGATAAGTAGAGTTAACAAAACAGATGTAATTTTCCATGCTAAAAGAGCATTGCAAGAATTATCTTTTGATGTGTTTAAATCTTGTAAAGCGCAAGAATATGATATTCCAAGTAACTTAACAATGCCTTTACCTCAAGATTACGTTAATTACACTAAAATAAGTTGGGTAGATAGTGCTGGCATAAAACACAGGTTATATCCAACTTTATGTAAAACAGGTAATCCAGACAGGTATCAACAAGATGCAAATGGTGATTTTAATTTTACTTCAGTCCTTGAAGGACCTGGTGATGGTAATTTAATAAATACTGGTGATTTATTAAATACAACATTAGAAGGTGGAACACAAGGATGGTGTGTAAACTGTGCTGCAAAAAGTGGTGTTTTTCAAGGTCGTAACGCTGTTTGGGGTCCTTCTAACGCTGCGGCTATATCTACATCCACAATGTGGCATCATTACCAAAATAAACTTTGTCTTTATAATGGAACAAATTTTAGAACCATAAGATATACCGGTTTACCAATAGTTGATGGCGAAAAATATTCTTTAACTTTTACATTAAGTAATTATGTTGCTGGTACTTATAGTTTTTTTCTCACTGATAGTAGCGGTTCACAAGTGCAAACAATTAATTATACTGCAGATGGAACTTATACTGTAGAAATAGATATGTCTACAGCTACATTTGTTACAGGGTGGACTCCTGGGACGTTATCTTTTAGAAATGACAACACGGGTTCAGGTAGTGACTCTGTATGTATAGATAATATTTCTCTTGTAAAAGTAGGTGATGAAGCAAGCTCTACTACGTGGGATAATTATAGATCTAACACTCCTTCTGAAAACAATAATAATGACTACGAAGATGACGTTTATTGGCCTTATGAAGGCGAGAGATATGGATTAGACCCTTCTCATGCTCAGGCTAATGGTTCGTTTTTTATAGATTGCAAACTAGGCAAAATACATTTTAGTTCTAATGTAGCTGGAAAAACAGTTGTATTGGATTATATAAGTGATAGTCTTGGTACTGACGAAGAGATGCAAGTTCATAAATTTGCTGAAGAAGCTATGTATAAATGGATTTTATATGCTATAATATCAACAAGATTTGGTATTGCTGAGTCAATTGTAAGGCGTTATAAAAAAGAAAAATTTGCTGAAATTAGAAAAGCAAAATTAAGATTATCTAATATTAAGATAGAAGAAATAACTCAAATTTTAAGAGGTAAGTCTAAACAAATTAAACATTAATTAAATGCCGGAAATTAAACACCATTTTGCTAATGGTAGAATGAACAAGGATTTAGATGAAAGACTTGTTAAAAATGGAGAATATAGAGACGCTTGGAATGTACAGGTATCTACTTCAGAAGATTCTGATGTTGGTACTATACAAGGTGTAGTTGGTAATTCTTTAGTGAACATTACCAATCATGTGGGTTCACAAATAATACAATCAAACGATGTGTGTGTTGGATCTATTTCTGATGAAAAAAATGATTCTTTATACTGGTTTGTTGCTAGTAATCCTCTTGCTTCTGGACTTTCTTTACCTATTGGTTTTGGTGTTGAAACATATAGGGATTTAATATTAAAATACGACACAAGAACAAACACTACCACCCCCGTACTTGTTGATAGATATGCAACAATATTAGAAAACGCCGCGATTGACACTACTACTAATAGTCTTTTCGTTCAATTAAACACTTTGGGTGTAATAACAGTTACAGCAAGTACAAACATCTCCTCCTTATATCCAGGTTTATATTTAAGTTATCCAACCCCAGGTTTACCAGGCACAAATTTATTTGGTAATCAATCAATACAAATACAAAATATAGTTGGTAATACAATAGTATTGTCTAGTACAATAACACAAGTATATAACGGTGCGGCACTCACGGTTAATGATTTAGGTAATAATGATAATTTAACATTTTGGGGTGATCCAAATGGAGAGCGTGTTTTAAATTTTGGTTTATCAACACCAGGACCTTTACAACATCAAAGCATTACAGGTATAAATATAGTTGATGATTTATTATTCTGGACAGACAATAAAACTGAACCTAAAAAAATAAGTATACCACGTAGTACACAAGGAACACATCCTAATGCTAGAACACATACTAACTACTCGGCTCCTGGAATATTTATACAACCAGGACAAGTATTACCTATTCAAGAAAAACATATAACATTAATAAAACGCCCACCATTAGAACCACCGACTGCAAACCCTGAGGCAATTGTACTACCAACAGCTACTGGATATACATTAAGTTTTGCTGTTAATTCTCAAAATCAAAGCTTAGGTAATAGAGATGTTGGAGATACTGTTATTTTAAACAATTTAATACCTAATAACAATGGCGTGTTTCAAATAGGTAGCACATTGGCTTTTGTGTTAACATCTAGTGGATTAACGCCTCCTAATAATTATAATGTTCTTTTAGAAATAATATCTAATCATGGAGAAGAACACCCTACCTTAGGACCAGTTGGTTATGACACTTGGACGGCTAAAATAATATATATAGATGGAGGTTTAAACACGGCTGGTAATAGTTATGAAATTAGCGCTGTATCTCAAGAGTTAAGCGCAAATAAATTTAGATTTCCTAGATTTGCTCTTAGATATAGATATGCAGATGGTGAGTATTCTACCTTTTCACCTTTTACAGAAGTTGTGTTTATTCCAAGTAAGTTTGATTATTTACCGACTAAAGGTTATAATTTAGGAATGGAAAATACTATTCAATCTATTAAAATAAGTGATATTTTTACTGAAAACACACCTATTGATGTTAGTGAGATAGATATATTATTCAAAGATTCTACTAGTCCATCTATATACATTGTAGATACTTTAAAAAGAATACAAGATAATTTAAGTTTAACAACAACTTACACTGTTAACGCTGACATGATACATAGTATTTTGCCAGAAAATCAATTATTAAGACGATTTGATAATGTGCCTAGACAAGCACTAGCACAAGAAGTTATTGGTAATAGGATTGTTTATGGTAATTATTTACAAAATTATGATATTAGTTTTGAACCTACGTTAGAAGTGGGTTATGTAGAAAGACAATCTATAAATGATTTTGTAGCGGCACCATCTGTAAAAAGTTTACGTAAATATACCTTAGGTATGAGTTTTGTTGATTTTTACGGAAGAGAAACACCTGTATTTAGCGATGAACAAAGCGAAATATTTATACCACAAGATAGATGTGGCACCTCTAATGCTATAACAGCTAAAAATACATCGGGTTCACCAGCGTGGGCAAAAGGATATAAATTTTATATAAAAGAAACTTCTAGTGAATACTATACTTTAGCTATGGATAATTTATATGGTTCAGATGAGGGTGAAAACGTTTGGATATCTTTTCCAAGCGCAGATAGAAATAAGGTTGATGAAGATACTTTCCTAATACTTAAAAAAGAATTTGGATCTGATTTACCGGTCTTAGAAGAAAATAGATATAAAATATTAGACATAGACAATGAAGCACCACCTCATATATCTGAAAATATAATAGAATTAGGTACTTGGGGAGGTGATCCTGGGAATGCTGCACCTTCTCCCCATGGTGGTAATACATCAATCCATCTTTTACTTAATGATTTAGCTAATCTACCTTCGCAAAACGCAAGAAGTTTTAGAATGGTTCAAAGTAGTGGTACTGATGGTTGGGATGATGGTGCAATTTCACTTCAAGGTTCTCTTGGATCTAGTTTTGATCCAACGTTTTATGTTAGATTTACAAAGCAAACATCTGTAGGAGCTGATATATACTCTGATTATTATCGAGTATCAACGTTTCAAGGTGATACTGCTAATTATATTATTAATTTAGAAAAACAAATTAAAGAAAGTTGGATGTTAGCCGATCCACTTGGTAGCAGCGCATTAAACGCTTTAGAACCAACTTTAAATATTGAATTTAGCACTGCTGTTGAAAGAAAAAAAGATCAATTTGAAGGTAGATTTTTTGTTAAAATACTAAAAGATAGTATTATTCTTGATAAATTTAATTTTACATCAGCTGGTTTAGCCACAGGTCTTATTCAAGACAATTTAGTGGCTGCTAGAACGTTTTTCTATTTAGCAGATGGTAGCGCTGATCTCAGTAATGGTGGTACAAATACAACTGGAAATCCTTCTTCTGATTTAGTGACTGAATGGAAAAATAATATACAGTTTAATACTAGCGCTCCAACTTCAGGATGGTTTATAGATCAAGCTTTTTATGGAGATACTGTTAATAAAAATATGTCTTCTTCTAAGTACGATGCTGGACCTGGTCGGGAATATACAGGTACAACTGGTTATAATAAAGGTATATATACTGAAAATGGTAAAACTTACATGGATTTATCATTTTCTGGCGTTGGACCTACAGAATCTATAGCATCAGATTCCCAAAAAGTAGCAGATGCTGGTTATGCGCTTTGTAGTGTGTCAGCCACACATATACAGAGGTACGGGGCAGTATCAACCCAACATCCAGACAAAAGATGGGCCGTTGGATCAAACGCAAACCCAGCAAACGTTGGTGAATCAGATTTTGTTAGTCAACTTAAAGATAATACTAAATTTAAATTTACGCAAGATCCTGGTCAAGAATTATACACAATAGTTGGAACTCCAGAGGTATTTTATCATGACAATTATTATAACGGTGCTGACATATATAATTATACACATAATAACTTGACACCAAGTATAAACGGCGTCTCAATAAATCCATGGAGTGGTATGCTTTTGTGGGCATATTCTAATAATTTATGTGATGTTAGTACTGGACCATTTGCACTTGGTGGAGCAGCTTTAGGTGTTTATAACACTTTTGATGGTTGGATAAATTTTTTAGATGATATTGGTAATCCAGCTAACAGAAGAACAAGATATAAAATACAATTAGACAAAGACCCTAGACAATCCCAATGGAACCCTCTTGTTCAAGTAGATAGTTCTACAAACTCTGGAGTTATTGAAATTATTGAACAAGAATCATTAAATCTTACAGAAAGATTTGAAGCTATTAACCCAGCTGTCTGGGAGACAGAGCCAAAAACAAAAGAAGGTTTAGATGTTTACTACGAGGCCTCTCCAGTTTTACCTACAAAATGGAATTTTGGACAAACAGGTGGTGATTATTTAAATCAAGATTATAACCCGTTTTTATTCGCACCAGTTGGTTCTGTAGTCACTGGGAGCACAACGGGTCATATTCCTAGTGGCACAACAGTTGTTAACTGGAAATACGATGTTGTTGAGTTATCAAATGCAGTTTTTCCTCTTGGTATTGTACCTTCAACTAGTTTTCAGTTAATATTTGAACATCCTAGCGGGATAGTAACAAGCGGTTCTGTTTTTGGTACGGTTGCTCCTTTTACTTCTGGTGGAAATTCTTTATTTGTAAAAATGAATTCTACGCCAGGTAGTACTAGTGTACAATTAAGCTGGCATAATAGCTATGCTTTTGGTAATGGTGTTGAATCTAATAGAATTAGAGATAGTTTTAATCAACCAACAATAAATAACGGTGTTAAAGCATCTACGACTTTAGATGAGAAATACGAACCTAATAGACGTAAAAATGGATTAATATATTCTGGTATATATAACTCTACAACAAATACAAACAATTTAAATCAGTTTATAACCGCTGAAAATATAACTAAAGATATAAATCCTACATATGGTAGTATCCAAAAACTACACGCTAGAGATACTGATTTAATAACTTTATGTGAAGATAAAGTTTTAAAAATATTAGCTAGTAAAGACGCTTTGTTTAACGCCGATGGAAACCCTCAACTAACATCAACTAAAAAAGTTTTAGGTCAAGTTATACCTTTTGTTGGTGATTATGGTATATCTAAAAATCCAGAGTCATTTGCTCAAGAGTCTTATAGAAGTTATTTTACAGATAAACAAAGAGGAGTTGTTATGAGATTATCTAAAGATGGATTGACACCTATATCTGAACATGGTATGAGAGATTGGTTTCAAGATAATCTTAAAAACTCTTTATATTGTATTGGTAGTTATGATGATAAAAAACAAGAATATAATATAACTTTAAAAAGCGGAACTTTAGGAAGCGGTACGTTTGCTGATTGGGATAGTACTCTTACTGATGCTGTTACATTAAGTTTTAGTGAAAAATCAAAAGGTTGGGTTAGTTTTAAATCCTTTATTTTTGAAAATGGAATTAGTTGTTCTGGTGAATATTATACCATTAAAAACGGTGAAGTATGGAAACAACATAGTAAAAAGCATACTGATAATAGTGATTGGTATAATAATTTTTATAACGCAATAGCTCCAACTACTTTTGATGTAATACTTAACGATAATCCTGGTATTATTAAAAACTTCCACACGCTTAATTATGAAGGTAGTCAATCAAAAATAGATCAATTTGTAACTGGTACAAGTGGTGGTAATACTTACGATGATGGTGAATATTATAATTTAAGCGATAAAGCAGGTTGGTATGTAAACTCAATAATAACAGATGAAAATAAATCTACAGAAGATCGCGCGGCTTTAAATGAATTCATAGAAAAAGAAGGTAAATGGTTCAATTATCTTAAAGGAGAACCAATGAATCTAAGTAATCTAGATCCAAATAAATTTCCTATTCAAGGTATAGCTAGGGTTGATACAACAGCTATGACAACTGTATCGGGATGTACAAACCAACAAGCTATGAACTATAACGCGTCTGCAAATGTAGATGATGGAAGCTGTAATCCACATGTGTTAGGTTGTACAGATAGTAGCCCAGGTCCAAACCCATTTGTAATATCAACTAGATTTCTTCCGACATCTCTCCAAAGAATAGGTGATTCCACAACTGTTCCTATGCCTCAAAACATGATGGCAATTACAAATAACCCTGTAACTCCAATAGCGCCTACCGTGAATTTCCTTAATTTATATGGTTCGACGTTACTTCCTACACCGGGAACTAGTTATAACTTGTGTGATACGTACACGTCTCCTCATTATAATGATAACGACAGCCTTGAATTACATGGTTCTTATACCGCTGGGTTAATGGGTAATCAAGCTATGTATGATTTGCAATACCCTCCTGGTAGTCAAACAAATGTTTTTGGGGCCAATTACACTTTACCATTTACTTGGGGTACTTCACAATACTGTAGTAACCCTGGTATTCCATTAACCTTTACACAGGGTAATATAGCGCCACCACCAGCTCCATGTACAGCTGGATACGCTGCTCTTAATTATAATCCATGCGCAACTAAAGATGATGGTAGTTGTACATATACTGGTTGTACAAATAGTTTGGCTATAAATTATGATCCAAATGCATCAATAGATGATAGTAGTTGTGTTCTACCTGTTTATGGTTGTACGCTTGGTGCTGCTTTTAATTATGATCCTTTAGCTACTGTAGCTTGTGATGATCAATTTATAGGTTGTACATCAACGTCATCTCCAGCGTGTACTGGTGTTTACCCAACAAACCCTTCAACAGAAAACGGTTGTTGTAACTATAGCAATGTTGGATGTATGGACTCTACAGCGTGTAATTATTGCCCAACTTGTAATGTTGCTGGTACGTGTGATTATAGTTGTTATGGTTGTACAAACCCGTTAGCGTGTGATTATGATCCAACAGCTACTATAGACGATGGTAGTTGCACAATGTGTACTTATGGTTGTATGATAGAAACAGCCACTAATTATGCTGGACCCGTTAACAACGCTGGTACTGCTGACACACCTTGTGATGGAAACGTGCCTGGTTGTTTCCCACCAAACTGTACTGGACCAGGTAATAATGAATGTTGTGCTGGTGTTCAAGGCCCAATGGGTTGTACTGATGATGGTACTTTAGGTTTGCAGTCTAATATGTCTATGAATGCTTGGTGGGGAGGTTCAAATCCTAATACTGGTCCTAGTCCTGGTGGTTATACTACATTTGACTACCAAGCTTACACGGGTCTCCAAAACTATCCTGGTGACAATACAACCGGATGTCTACCACCTTGTGCGGCGTTAAACTACCAAGTTGGAGTTGCTCATAGTGATGATGATGGTAGTTGTCAGTATAGAGATGGCTGCATGGTTCAAGTAGCTAATAATTATTCAGCTTTGTCAACACATGATTGTAGTGGTACTTTAAATGGTCCTGATGATAGTTGTTGTGATTATCCAACTATAGGTTGTACAGCTGATTCTAGTGATAGCATGTATAGTTCTACAACAGCTGGTACAACACAACCTACAAATACTGATTATGCTAACACCATGATATCTGGTTTCGCGGCTTGTAATTATAATTCATCAGCTACACTAGATGATGGATCATGTGAATGGAATAGCTGTTTAGGATGTCAAGATAATACATCTGGTTATAACCCAGATATACAAGGAAATAATAGTCTTGGTTCTGCCTGCGGGACTTTAAGTTTAACAGGTAATACAGCTTGTTCTAATGATGGTTTTTTATGGACCAACGCTTTTCCTAATCATTGTCCTTATGTTAACGGAGTGGGATCAGCGTGTTGGTTAGGTTGGAATCCTCAAAATCCAAATTATTCTACACCAAGTGGGTACATGGCAACAAATTACAATCCAGCAAATAATATAATACCTAGTAATGGTTTATGTCAATACAACACAGGTTGTGCAGATAGCGGTAGCATTCCAAATACACTAAATAATTATACAGATATTAATGGTGTTCAACAAACATATGTAAATAATTCAGCCGCAAACAATGGTGGTAACGTTACTTGTGGTGGTTTAAACGGTTCTTGTATACAAGGTGTACCAGCTTTAAATTATAATCCATCTGTTTCACCAGAAAACGATGATGGTAGTTGTATATACCAAGTTGTTGGTTGTATGGATAATGGTAGTTTAAATCAAACCTGGTGGACAGATAATGGTAATAACTATAATTATTCTACTTCAATTGGCCCAACTAACTACCAAGGTATTGCAGCAACAAACGCTGTTACTGGGGCAAATATTGATAATAATTTATGTACTTATCCACTTACGGGTTGTTTTGATAATACAGGTAATTCATTTGTACTAAGTTATGCTAGTGATTGGTTGTCAACGGGTAATACTACTTCTACAACTTTAGGTACAACTAGCGCTTACACACCACCAGGAGCAATAAATCACACGCCATCAGTTACTACTAATGCTCCGGGTACTTGGAGCTGGGGTAATACAGCGGCTTGTTGTTATAACGCTGGGTGTATTCATCCAACAGCCGTTAATTTTGATGTAGCTGGATTAACGCAATCATCTACAACACCATTTTACACTGTAGATGTTAATAGTAGTGGTCAAGCTTGTGCTGATTGCGCAGGTACAGAGATTAAATTCTTTTTAACCAATGGGGTTTTAGATTATAACAAGGTAACCGCTCAGGCCGATACAAGTTGCTGTTGCTTTACAAAAGGATGTATGGACAGTACAGCTTGTAATTATAATCCAAACAACTGTATGGAAGATCCAAATAATCCTTGTGCTTATGATAGATATGCGTGTACAACAAGTGGTTGTGTTCAAGAGCCATGTGGAACGGTAGCTTCTAATCTAAACTATTCATCAATGTCTGCTTGTCAAACTGCTTGCACAACAACAACAGGCCCTGGTACTAGTGGTGGAAATTAAAAATATAATAATAATAAATAATAACAAATGCCATATAATATAGGAGATATAGGACCAGCTGGTGGAATTATTTTCGCAACACCAAATAGTCCTGGTAATCCAACACAATATTATTTTGAAGCGGCTAAAGAAGATATATTAGCATCTACAACAGAACCGCCAAATTCAAATACTTTGCAAGGTAATAAGTATATTGGGTGTGGTTATACCGCGCCTGGCCCTGTGCCACCGCCTGGTCAAAATCCATCTGTTTTAACTCATGGTGGTGAGTTTGGATGGTACCAACAAACACTAGCGACAACCACAGGTGTTGGTCAAGGTGCTTTAAATACCCAGCAAATAGTTCAAATGTTAACATATCCGTCTACCGGTAATCCGTTAATATCTACAAATTCAGTTGCCGCTTGGGATTGTTGGAATTATTCTTCACAAGGCCCTGGGGGTTCTTTTAACGATTGGTTTCTTGGTTCTTTAGATGAAATGTTATTAATGTTTGAAAATATAGGTCCTGCAGTTAATAATATACCTGGTTTTTTTACAGATGAACCTCTACATCCTTTTGCTTATTGGATATATTGGACTTCATCTACACCTGGAATGGAATTATCACCAACAACCAATAATACTTTATATACACAAGATTTAGCACACGCTGTTCATTCTAACGCGCAAAATGTTTACTTAGTTAGTAGATGTCAAACTTATACTGTTAGGCCGATAAGGAGATTTGTTGAAGATGTTTCTGGCGAACTTTCTGGATGTATGGATGTTAATGCTTGGAATTATGATCCAACTACAAATCAACCGTGTTCTAACTGTTGTCTTTACGAAGGTTGCCCAGATAACACCGCGTTAAATTATTTAGCTGGAGCAGACGGTTGTATTGTTCCACCAAATAATTTAATACCAGGCAATGTAGATTGTTGTGATTATCCAATATGTGGTTGTATGGATAATAGCTCCCCAGTTTCACCAGTTTGGGCAACAACTTTTAATTATAACCCCTTGGCTAATGCTGACTGCAATTGCGATGTTAACGGTAATGATATGAGTTGTTGTACATACTCTGGTTGTACTTCTATTACTAATCCTCCGGCATTAAACTACTGTGCCACTTGTACATTAAATTGTGACGGTACACCCTTAGGTACTACCGCTCCTGGGTGGGATAGTTGTTGTGAAATAAACGAAGTACCTGGTTGTACTGATTCTAGCACTAATTCTTTAGGTGCTCCTTGGGCACAAAATTATAATGCTAACGCTACCCATGATTGTAACGTGCAGGCTATAGGTACACTTAACCCTGGTTGGAATAGTTGTTGTACTTATATACATGGGTGCACAGATATGCTAGCAGTTAATTACGACCCGTTAGCTTATATAGACGATGGTAGTTGTGACTATATAAATGGATGTCCAGACTCAACGGCCTCAAATTATTGTGCAACATGTATAGATGATTGTGTTAGTAATAATATTAATCAACCAAATTACTGGTCTTTAGTTAACGCTGGTAGTATGCCTGGTTGGGATTCATGCTGTAGATATGGATCGGGTATAGAATATAATTATAGAGATGGGAATGCAGGTTATCCAAGGCCAAATCATGTTAAGAATTATCCATTAGCGGTTCCAGGTTTAGCTGGATCAGCTAGGATTGATGGCACAGGTAGTGGGTTTAATTCAACGTTTGGACCTCAAGGAGCATTTAGTCCGTATCAAAGTTCGAGCAACCCGTCTCTTAGTAGGTCGGGGTTAATTGGATTAGGTATATTTGTTATAAAAATAGCAAGTAAAGACGCTATGGGTAATAGTTTTCTTCCAACTGACTGGATAGATGATCCTAATAATCCTGTGGGTTATACTTTTACGATGTATAATATGGATAAGACTCTGATAGGTAAGTGGAAATATGACAAGTTGATTCAAGCTAGATGGTCTCATTCAGGTAGTTCTGCCGCTCAAATAACTAATAATAATGATAACCAAAACATGCAGACCAAATCAAGTTGTACAGCTGGAAGTGTTCCTGGTGGTTGCGCTAATTATAGTCCTGGAAGTTACACAGCTCAATTAAACTGTGGTTCACCATTAATGGATCCAAATAACTTTAGTAGTATTAGTCAAGTTACAGAGGGTCAAAACACATTTGGAAATGATTATGCTAGGTTTATAACTTTAAAATTTGCAATGCAAAACGGTGGCATGCCAATACATTTGGCTGGTGATTATGAATTTGCTTATTATGGAGACCATGGAAAATACCACCATCTTGGTGCTCCAACTATGTTTGGAGCTCAAGGTCCTGGTGTAATCTCTAGTTGGAATGGTGGGTCAAACCCAGATGTATACACAACTTCAACTGGTAAACAAATAGCTTGCGCAGGAGCAACGCTTCAAGAGTTTTTTTATCAAAGAAACAAAAGAACTGCATCTGGCGCATATATAAAACTAGAAGGACCACCAACACAAAATCCAAATTATCAATTTGCTGACATAAATGGAAACAATACAGATTTAACACACCTTCAATCAGTGTGCGATGAAACACACGGACAATGGTTAAAACATTCTCCAGGTTGTGGTCACCAAGGACCAAATACCTCTCCATTATCTCCAAGTCCTCCTAGTACAATTAACGCAAATGGTAATTGGCAATTACTCCAAACAGATGGTGTTGGTGGACCTACCTCAACTGGTGTTCCAGGAGGTGTTCAAAATGAAATAGCTAAACATGGTACCACTGGTACCGTTGAGGCAGGCATGGGTCTTCCAGCTGGAAACGCACTAGGCACGCCTAATTTGTACCCTGTTTGGACTATACCTCCTGCACATTACAGTCATTTACCAACAACCGCTCTTCACGCTTGGTATGCTCAAATACCACCAACTAGTAGTAATTTAACGTTATACCAAAACTATTTAGATGGTTGGACTGGTGGGTGTGCAACAACAGATCAAAATTTAGGACTTGATGGTAATAGTCTATACACTAATATTATAAATGATCCTAGTTTGAAAATTACTAGCTTTGATTTAAATGTAACAGATATATCTTTAGAATCTATCTCTAAAAACTTTGTTATTAAAGGTGATGCGGGAGCTACGTTTACCATGACTGTAACCAACGGTGCAAATGAGTACTATAATTTTACTACAGATACTTTTGGTAGTGCTCATTCTAGATTACTATGGGAAAAAATAGATTCTACAGGTATTTATAATGGAACTATATTATATCCTTCTGTTACCTCAGATGATACTTATACTATTAATTTAACAGCTGAACCTTATTTTGAAACATCATTTGATACTAGCGTTTCAGAATCAGGTGCTCCAGTTATTTTAACACAAAAACAGTATGCAGATTCTACCGCAACGTTTTCTTTAGCAACAACTAGTTATGGTAGTTATTATAATACTTTACCTAGTAATGTTGTTATAACTAGATCACCACATAAATCTGGAATTAGCACAGCTGAAATATCTTGGACAACAACACTTTCAAGTAGAAGTTTTGTTATAAATAGACAACCATTAGAAACAGATTTTAAAGTAACAAAAACACAAACAGTTGACGGTGCTACTAGTAGTTCTAAATCAGTTGTTTTAGATGATATTTTTGGTTTAGTAGTTGGAATGGAAATAACAGCTGTATCAAGTGGTTCTTTAACAGCTTCTACAGAGGTAACTTATATTGACTACGATACCAAAACATTAACTATTAGTCAAGATAATACTTTTGCTGATGGCATAACATTAACATTTTCTGGCTATGGTACAGATGGTACAAAAGCTGTATATGGTAGTTCGTTTAAAATGAATAATTTAAAAGTTGTTTTAAGTGATGTTGACATATTGACTGATGACACTAGTTCCAATGCTACTATACCTTTGGCTAATACTAATGGTTTATTAGCTATAACAACGCAGACAGTTGATGGTGATGTGTCTGAGTTGGTTACAGTAACTTTAGATTCTGTAGCTAATTTACGTGTAGGACAAAAACTAGTTGCCTGTTCAGCATGTACACTTGTTGGAGAACCTGTAATAGAAAGTATAGATGGTAAAGTATTAACATTAAATTCAAAACAAAAATTTAACGATGGTGAAACCTTGTCTTTTGCTAATACAGAGATAAGTGGTATAGGTGTTGGTTGTTCTGGTACAAAAACAACATATGTACATAGTGTTTCATCTGGAGCATCTGTTGTAGCTAAAGCGGGTGGTAGTGATGTTACTAATGATATTGAAAATGGACAAACTATTAAATTTACAAAATCTAGTAGAAGTGCTACTATAACAGCGGATGTTGAACTTCAAACGATTGGAAATACAGATTACACTACAACATTGCAATTGGATAATATATTAACAGTAATAGCGTAAATTATGCCTTTAACACTAACATTCCCACAGGGAGATAAAATAAACACATCGGTAGCGGTAGGAGACAAATTGTATTTTGTTGCAACGCAAGCAAGTGGTAGCTTTTCAACAGCAACAATAGGTAATGTTCAAGAGGCTGGTATTATAACCTCTGTAAGTAGGATTAACGCTACCCCTACAACTGGTCATACTATAATTATTAACCCCATAACTCCAACTTTAACAATTCCTAACGGTTCTTTTATATTATTTTCTAAAGATAACACCGTTAACTCAACTAGCGTAATGGGTTATTATGCTAAAACAAAGTTTATTAATTGGAGTTCTAAAAAGTTTGAACTGTTTAGTGTTGGGTCTGAAGTTTCGTTAAGTAGTAAATAATAAGTAAAAACTGTAACTATAAATAGATATAAATTAAATTAAATTATGTCTAAGAATGAATTACAAAAGATATGGGAAGTATCAATAGATTTACCATATAAGGAAAAAGTTGAAGAATTACAGCGTTTACTTTTAGATAATACAGATGTAGACGTAGAGCATAATAATGGTAAGGTTGTATATCCTACATTTACAAAATATAATCATTATTTTTCAGATGGATTATATATTAGGGAAATGTTTTGTGAAAAAAACGCTTTAATATTTACAGTTATACACAACACGGCTAATCCTTTGTTTTTAATGAAAGGAAAAGTTGCGTTTTCGTCTGAAGAAGGTATTGAGGAATTAACTGCACCTACTTTTATATTGACAAAACCAGGTACAAAAAGAATTTGTTATTGGTTAGAAGATAGTGTTATAGTCACGGTGCACCCTAATCCAGATGGAATAACTGATTTAGATGAGATAGAAAAGAAAATGTTTGCTGGTAGTTGGGAGGAGTATGATGAGAATATAAAACAAGATGTATGGGTTTTTATGGAGCACAAGGATTATTATAAAAAAATAGATAATGAAAAAAACAAGGAAAATAAATAACTTACTAATAGAAATAAACAAAGATAAAAAACAATTATTACCTTTATTTGTATTATTTTTATTAGATTTTGTTATAAGTAAAATTATATTTACTCAAGAGCTCGGCATTGTATGTGCCACCGGAGGTATAGCTGGGGCTATAATAGGTGGTCTTGGCCTTGCTTATACCGTGTATTCAAGCGAAAGAAATAGAAGCGATGCTCAAGACATGGCTGAGAGCGCTGAGGACCAAAGATTAATAGATCAAGGAAAATTAAACGAAGCTTTAAAAGACTATGAAAATATACAGTTTGAAAACCCATACAAAGATATGGAAAATGTTTTTGAAGATATAACTGTTAACCAACAACAAGCACAATTTCAAGCAGAGCAAGGAGCACAACAAAGAGCTAATATACTTGGTAGTCTACGTGAGGCTGCTGGTGCTAGTGGTATAGCTAGTTTAGCTCAAGCTATGGCAAATCAAGGTCAGATACAAGCACAACGAATATCAGCTGATATAGGTAAACAAGAAGCTATGAATCAAAAATTAATAGCTCAAGGAGCTCAAGCTGCTGATTTAGCAGAAAGAAAAGGTAGTGCGATGCTTCAACAAATGGAACTAGATAAACAATCAACTATGTTAGGCATGCAATTTGGTCAAACAGCGGGTTCAAATCAGGCTTACCAACAATCTTTAGCTAACCAAATGATGGTACAAACCGCTGGACAACAAGCGATAGCTAGTTCTATGGGCAACTTCGCTGGTTCACTTATGGAATTAGATTTAGGTACAAGTAACAACAACACCACTACTGACACTACTCAAGCTAGACTAGCTGATAACTCTACTATTAACACAGGGGGTTTTACTGATGGTGATTTACCGGCTAATCCTAGTTTAGGTGATTGGGCCACGATTAATGGTGTTTTGAAGCAATACAAAGGGAATGGTATTTGGGAAGAATAGTATAAATAAATAAATAAAATATGGCAGCAGACGCAACATTAGTACAAGCTTCACTTAAAGAAGCTCTTTCAGATAGACCTATATATAATCCTGGTTTATACCAAATGCAAGCTGGGATGGCAGATGCTTTTTTTAATCCTATTAAAGAAGTTTTAGCTAAAAAAGATTTAGATCAAAAGAAAAAAATAAAAGAAGAAAATGATTTAAAAGAAGAATCTTTAAATAAATTTATAGATTCTGCAGATAATACTAATATGTTGTTATCAACATATGATAAAGGTGGTAAAGAAGCTGGTATGCATCAACAAATATATAATAATACTTTTGATCATTTAGAAAGTCTTAAGACTGAATATGAAAAATATAATACAGTTGGAGAAGATGATAATCCAGAAAATAGAAAGAAAAGATTAGAAATACTAGGTCAACTAGAAAGTGTTAAAAATAGAGTTATAAATTTAAGAGGTTCAGTTTTAAAAATTAGTAAAGCAGCCGGGTCAAAAGATAATCCACCTTCTATAAGTCCATCTATGACTAAAGAAAAACTAGATATTGTTCACGAAATAATAAACATGGATGGTGATTATAGTAATGTTAAGTCAAGATGGGAAGATGGAGATGTTGTTTTTGATGTTAACTTAGATGGTGTTATCCACTCTGTAAAATCAACTGAATTAGAAGAAATGTTTGTTCCACACGATACCAATGGTGAGGCAAAGATTGTACAAAGAGGTATAAATGCTATTAATGGTGGTAAAAAAGCTAAATGGAACACCGAGTATGACTTACAATTAGAAGCTGATAGTATCTCAGGAGATGTATTTACTACTAAATCTGCATTTGGTGATTTGGCACAAAGAAGATTAAAAGGTCAAGTTGGTGAGCTTGGTAGTGGTAAGTGGCAAAAGGGTAGTTGGGCTAATCATTTGGAATCTCATCCAGCTTTAAATATTGGTGTTTATGAAAAACTAGGTATTGATGCTGATGGTATAGATGGTTCTCCAGAAGATGGTATTATTAGTGAAAAAGAAGCTGCTATGGTTTATATGGATATTGACAATAGAGATAGAGTTATTAGCGCTTTGGTAGATCCAACTAACCCTAACTTTGATTTTAATAGGTCTAAGCAAGAGTTTTCTATGTTTTTAGCTACACAAAATCAAAAGAAGTTTAACGACAACAAACCCCCACAACCATCACCAAAAACTGATGTTACTACTGAGGTTGTAGATTTACCATGGTCAAAAGGAATGAGAATGGCAACAACCGCAAAAGAACGTGAAAACCTAAGAACTGTTGAAAATATTATTACTGGTCAAAAAAGAATTCCAATTGGTAATGATATTTATGAACTACAAGAAGACGGACAATATTTATTAACTCAACAAATGGCACAAGGTAATATTCAGAATGTAGAAGGCGCTCAACCAGTGAGTAAAACCAGCTTAATACAAGCTTATGGTGGTGCTTATTCCAATATACCTAATGATTTTGATTGGGAAAATATGCCAGTAACTAATGTTAAATCAAGATAAATAAATGAACGGTAATTTAGAATCAGTATTACAAGAATATGTAGCCACCGCTAACAATCCTGATTATGGTGGTGATTGGTCTATTATAAATGGTAAATTTCCAGAACTCATAGATATAGACGTTGATTTACTTAAAGAATATGTGGCTACTGCTAACAACCCAGAGTATAAAAATAATTATTCTATTATTAACTCTAAATTTCCTGAGTTTAATTTAAAAAAATCGGACGATGGTTCTTCAGAGCAGTTTCAGGTTTATAATATAATGAACTCTATTGATAAAGATAATGAAGATGTTAAAAATATAGCTGCTGAAAAGTATTTTTCAAAAGAACCTTATGTTATTATAGACGGTGTTAAATATAAAGGTTTTCAAGATTATAGAGATAGAGAGGGTAATGTCAAAGAAGATAAGTTTACTGGAACGGTGTTTCACCCATTTAAATATTTACGTAAAGAAAGACGTAAAGATGAAGAAACTCATGTCACAAAATTATCTGAAGATGAAAAGATATATTTTGAAAACCGAGGCGTTAATTATGAAGATTATAAAAAATTCCAAAAAACTGGAGAGTTTAATTTAGATTTAGCTCCTGAAGAAGACGTTGCGAGTGCTATTAAAGAAGAGCAAACTATACAAGCGCAAAATTACGTTAGAGGCATTGATGATGACAAAGTTAGAAACGAAATACAAGAAGATTTACAAGATGATTTATATGATGTTTTTGATCCAAATGACGAGGAAGATTTAAAGTATAAAAACTTATATAAAGAAGCTTTAAAAAAAGATAGAGGTTTAAAAAGCGCAGCGGAAGCGGTAGAGCCTAGTATAATAGAGTCGATTCTTGGGATGGACAAGTATGGAGTAAAAAGAGGTGTTTCTAGAGAATTAAAAATGAAAGCTGGAAAAAATTCTGGTAAAGTTTTATCTAATTATTTAACAAATAAAAGAGAGAGCTTAACAACTGATATATCAAATTTAAATAAAGAATTTGAAAAACTAGGTGAAGTTACAGAAAATTCATCGCAAGAAGAAATACAAGCATATAATAGTTTAATAGACAAAAGTATTGATCTTCGGTCTAAACTAGAAAAGTATTCTAACAATATAGACAAAATTGGAGATGCTGAAATAGCTATAAAAGCTTTTGGATTAGAATATAACTTTTTTAAAAATGCACAAATGTCTTTAGATATAGCAAAGGCAGATATTAGCGCCATGGGCATGGGTTTGGCAAAGTGGACTAGACTTGCTAGTAAAGAAAATTTTGATGATGCAATAAGTTATACTCAAAGCCTTAAAGAAAAAAAGCAAGCACTACACCCGCTTCCAGTGGATTGGAAAGACGTTAACATGTCTAATTTAGGTGAAACGGCTAATTCGTTGCTTTCAGAAAACATATTTAGTATAGGTACAGCCGCTTCTTACGCTGGTATTGCTAGGGCTGCTGGTAAAAAATTAATATCTAAAAAAGCTCGTGATTTAGCTGGTAAAGGTGTTATTGGTTTGTTTTTTGGTGTTGAAGGTGGTGCTAAGCTTAGTGAGTTAGAGGTAGCACAAAGAGAAGCAGAAAAAAACCTGCCTAAAATAAAAAGTTTATTGTTAGAATACGAACCAGCATCTATACCTTCTAATGAAGAGTGGAGTAAGATGACTGATCAGGAAAAGCAAGATTATCAAGACAAACAAAGTACTAGTTTAGAATTATTAAAACTAAAAGATGATTATAACAAGGCCGCAACTGTTAGCGAAACAACCAAAGCGTTTTCATCAATAACACATGGCGCCGTTGCTGGTATAATGGAGCGTATAGGTACAATGGGTATTATAAATCGAATGAATAAAGTCGCTTCAAAAGTCGGCCCAAGTAGATTTAAAAACCTATTAAGAACAAGTGGAAAAGTAGGGTTTAATGCTAGTATTGAGTGGACAGAGGAAGCTTTCACGCAGGTTTTTCATAATATAGGTGACAATGTTTATTTAGATGAAAATAAAAGTTTAGCCGAAGGTATAGATGCTAATTTTAATATGAATGTACTATTTTCAGCGTTGGCAATACAGGGTAGCGCTGGTAGTATGCAAATTCCTAACGTTATTAGAAGTGAAATGTCTACGTTTAAAGAAAGAAAAGAAAATAGACAAAGGTTAGAAGAACTTATAGATTTAAAAGCACAGCTAGATAATATACAAGAAGATCCTAAAAAATCTAATCTTTTAGCCGTTCCTGTTAGAGCGAGAATAAACGAATTATTGAAAAAATCTGCAATGCAAGACGCTCTTAATTTTGGTAGCATGGCTAATATGACCAATGAAGAAATAAGAGAAGTATTTGATAACAATAAACAAATAAGAGATTTACTTCAAGAAGCAAGAGCAGAAGGAGCGATGAACGAATTAAGTAAAACAGAGTCGTCAAAAAGAAAACTTCAAGAAATAAAAAACAAAGTTAATGCTCTTGTTGCTAAAAACGAAGAATTAAGAAAAAAACCAGAAGATAGGAACGAAGTTAAACTTACAGAGTTATTTGGTAAAGATAATATTAGTGTTGAGGACGCTTTTTATTATGGTCAATATAAAAATTTTATGAAAATGGCCGAGGCCGTTGGAGAAAGTGATGGTAAATACGGGGCCGCTATTGAGGTTGAAACTCAAGAAGATGCTATAACACAACTTACTACTTACTTAGAACAAGGAGATATTACTATTGAGGAGTACGAGCAAGCCGTAGAAGGAGTAAAAAAAGGTAATAATGGTATGGAATTACCATCTATGGGTACGACTTTATTAGTTGCAGACAATGTTGCTAATAACATTAGAATGTCACCAAACAATGAATACAAAGCTTTTATGGCTTACGCTCCTTTTCACGAAACTCAACATTTAAATGACAAAAAAGTTGGTATAGTTAAAGGTAATGAAGTTGTACAGGAACAAAAAAGAGCTGTTCAAAGTTTATTTAGACATTTAGTTGATTTATATAATACTAAAAAAATAAACAAACAACAATATACGACAGCTAAAGCTAGACTAAAACAATATCGTGATGAAAATACTAATCAAATAAATTTAACAGAATTAAAACCTATTTTTGGTGAATTTATGAATGCTGGTATAATATCTAAAGATAATCCAACTATCATGTTAGATATAAAGTCTTTGCTTAATGGAGTTACTAAATCTATATATAAAGACAAGTTTTGGCTTTTTAGAATGAACAAAGCTGAAGATGTGTTAGCATATATTAGGAGTTTTCAAAAACAAGTTGTGGGTCAAAAACTACAGTTACCACCAGACGAAGAAGAACAAGTTGATATTAAAGAATCTCTTGGTGTTACTCCGTTAAAAACAATAGATGCACTTGTGCCTAAAGATGTTGAAACTAAAGAAGATTTTTTAGAGTTTTTCAGCGATCCTAAACGTAACGTAGAAATTGGTAAAGCATTAGCCCCAAACGGTATAATAGATAATTATGTAAAATCTAAAGCTATTGGTGATGAATATCAAGATGCTATAGACTCTGTTAGAGACAGAGTATTTAATTTTAATCCACAAGCAAAAAGACAAGATGGTACTATAGTTGGTAGAAACTTTGGTGAATTTATATTTGCAAACACTAGATTTGGTAAATTAGATGCTAGGAAAGCTTTAGCTATAGAAGCTGCTAAAAAAGCTAAAGAAGTTAGAATAGATGCTAAAGAAGCTAAAGAAGTAAAAGATGATACAGTAACTGAAGTAGAAAGCACTTTAACTGATGACAAAATAACTAAAGTAAATGTTTTACAAACTGGTAAAATAGCTAGTAAAGAAAAAGACATTATAAAAGCTGTTAATGAAAAAGGTACACATAAGGATGTTGTAGATAATAATAAAGGTAAAGTAGGTAGTATAATATTTGGTATTCCAACAAATAAAATAGCAAATCCTGAAGATAATATAACTACATCAGATAAAATTATAAATCCTAAAACTGGCAAGCCAGTTAAAAAAGGAGAAATAGGTATACCAGAACGTTCTGAAGCTACAAACATTCAAGATTACTTTGCTGATATAAGCTCGACTAAAAGCTTTATAAAAGCATTTTTAACACCTACTAATGTTAGTGAAAAAGATGCTGATATAAATAAAATTGGAGAAAATATAGAGGTATCAAGAGATGTTTATGGTAGAGCTATAGGTTTACCAAACAGAATATTAAAATATTTTTATCAACCTAAAATTAAAGCAGATGGTAAAAGAGCTAGATCGCAAGGGTTAACATCTCAAGTTCCTATATGGGAATTAAAGCCAGAGTTTAGAAATCTTAACGATAAAGAGCTCACGAAAGCTGCTAAACAATTTCAAAAAGATTTAGGTATTACAGAAAAACAAGAGGTTAACAAACTACCTACAAAAGCAAATAGATCTTTAATAGGTCAACTTCTTAAAGGCGCTGCTGTTATTGTAAGTTCTCAAGCGTCATTATCTGCCGCTCAAAGAATTAAAGCAGAACAAATTAAAAAAGCTGAAAAAGTTGGTGATAAATCTAAAGTTAAAAAACTAAAACAAGAAACAGCTGATATTACAGCCGCACAAAGTAAGGTTGCGTTTAGTTTAGGTACTTTAAATTCTGTTGGGGCTTTATTTGCTAAAAGCCAAACTGATCCTAATTTTAATTTAGATTTAGCCGGTATAAATAAACTAAACACACTGTTGGTTAGTAAACGTTTAAATGAAACTTTAGACTTAAAGAAAGAGATTCGTGATGTTGATGGTATAAAAAACATATTAGACAATTTTAAATGGATAATGGCTAATATTGGACCTAGAGAAATGTGGTTTGGAAAAAATGGAGCTAATGTTTTTACAACTAGTGGTTCGGATTATAACGTTAGTATGAGTCAATATTCAAAAAAGGACGCTAAAGAAAATAAAATACCTAAAGGTAAAAAAGTTGGAGATTACAAAGATTTAGACGGAAGAGAAGCGTTATTAAAACTTAGACAAAAGCTAAATGACATAGGTAAAAAAGATTCTGGTTTTAAGTTTGGACCACCTATTAAAGATAAAAAAGGTAAAATACTAACTGATTATAGCGTTAGTGGTTACAGCACTTTACTAGGAACTCCTGAAAAAGCAGATGCTAGAAATAAAGACGGTAGTATCAAACAATTTAATGAAAAAGTTTCTTTAATACACGAGGCAATGTGGAGTCGTATTAATGATCTTGTTGTGAAAAAGAAAAAGAACGCTCCTATTATTGGTACTTATTTAAAACTAGTAGCAAATCACACTGGACATTGGCACAAAATGGGAGCTCAAGTAGCTGGCTGGTCTACAAACCCAGTTGGTGTTGGGAAAACTTTATATGAGTATGAACACGCTATGCCAGCTACAGCTGCTTACCTTTATTTAATGCACACAATACTAGATCCAAAAGCTGATTTTAAACTAGCCTACAAAGCTGTAATGAATAATTATAAACTAATAGCTTTAGATAAAGCTGAAAATGCAAAACTTGGTTTAGCAAAACTTGGAAGAAGTATGCCTGTTGGATGGAGATTAGATATAAATTTTTGGTGGCAAAGGTATTTTAATGAAGGTGTTGAGCAATTTGATGGTGGTATTGATCCTAATTCAATCGTAGGTTTAGACGGTAAAACGTTTGGAAAAATGTTTAATATTAAAAAACCTATAACAAAGAAAAATATTAATAAAACTAAAAAAATAAACAAGGCTATTGTTCAAGGTAGAAAAACAGTTAAGGCTTCTAAAGGTATTACTGTTTTAGATTTTGATGATACGTTAGCCACAACAAAGTCTTTAGTTAAATTTACTAGACCAGATGGAACTACTGGAGCTTTAAACGCCGAACAATACGCTAGTACATATGAAGATTTGTTAGATCAAGGATATACGTTTGATTTTTCAGATTTTAATAAAGTTGTAAAAGGTAAGTTAGCACCATTGTTTAATAAAGCAATAAAATTACAAGGTAAGTTTGGTCCAGAGAATATGTTTGTATTAACAGCTAGACCACCAGCTGCTCAAAAAGCTATATTTGATTTCTTAAAAGCTAATGGTTTAAATATACCATTAAAAAATATAACTGGTTTAGGTAACTCTACAGCAGAAGCAAAAGCATTGTGGGTTGCTGATAAAGTTGGTGAAGGTTATAATGACTTTTATTTTGCTGATGATGCTTTGCAAAATGTACAAGCTGTTGATAATATGTTAGAGCAATTTGATGTTAAGCGTAAAGTTCAACAAGCTAAAGTACAGTTTAGTAAAGATATGAATACTGATTTTAATAATATACTAGAAGAAGTAACTGGTATTGAAGCTAAAAAAAGATTTTCAGATATTAAAGCTAGAAAACGTGGTGCTAGTAAAGGTAAATTCAGATTATTTATACCACCTTCACACGAAGACTTTGTAGGGTTGCTATATAACTTTATGGGTAAAGGTAGAAAAGGTGATCAGCATAGAAACTTTTTTGAACAAGCTTTAGTTAGACCTTTAAATAGAGCGTATAGAGAAATAGATACAGCTAAACAAGCTATAGCAAATGACTATAAAGAGTTAAACAAACAGTTTCCAAAAGTTAAAAGTAAACTTAGAAAGAAAACTCCTGATGGTGATTTTATTTTTGAAGACGCTTTAAGAGTTTATCTATGGAACAAGCATAATTATGATATACCAGGTTTGTCACCAACAGATCAAACTAAATTATCAGAGTTAATAATGAACGATCCTGAGTTGCAAGCTTATGCTGAAACGTTAAACGTAGTATCTAAACAAGATACATATGTAGATCCAGGTCAAGGGTGGGAAGGTGGTAATATAAAAACTGATTTAATAGATGCTACTGGTAGAGTTGGTAGAGCTGAGTATTTTACAGAGTTTAATGAAAATGCAGACGTGTTATTTTCACCTGAAAATTTAAACAAAATAGAAGCGGCTTATGGCGCTGATTTTAGAAGTGCTTTAGAAGATATGTTACATAGAATAAGCACTGGTGTTAATAGACCAAAAGGTCAAAGCGGAACGGTAAATGCTTTTATGAATTATTTAAACGGTTCTGTTGGTACTGTCATGTTCTTTAACGTAAGATCTGCAATATTACAGCAAATGTCTATTGTTAACTATATAAACTTTGCTGACAATAACATATTTGCTGCTGCTAAGGCTTTTGCTAATCAAGTTCAATATTGGAAAGATTTTGCTTTTATATTTAATTCTGACATGTTAAAGCAAAGACGTGGTGGTATTGGTACAGATATTAACGGTAATGACCTCGCTCAAGCTGTAGCTGGTTCAAAAGAGCCTACTAAAGTTGTTATAAGTAAACTTTTACAATTAGGATTTTTACCTACTCAAATTGGTGATAATATTGCAATTGCAACGGGTGGTGCTACTTTTTATAGAAATAGAATAAATAAGTATATAAAAGATGGTTTAAGTAAAAAAGAAGCTGAAACAAAAGCTTTTACAGACTTTCAAGATTTAACACAGTCAACTCAGCAGTCATCAAGACCTGATATGACTTCTAAACAACAAGCTAGTTGGATAGGTAAGTTAGTATTAAACTTTCAAAATATTACGTCACAATACAATAGAATAATTAAAAAAGCTGCTTTAGATATTGGTAAAGGTAGAATATCACCTCCATACACAACTAGAACACAAAGTAATTTAGGTAATTTATCTAAAATATTATATTACGGGGCTATACAAAACGTTATATTTTATAGTTTACAAACCGCTTTGTTTGCTGTAATGTTTGGTGATGACGAAGACGAAGATCAAATATTGAAGAAAAGTGAAAGAGTTATTAACGGTAGTATTGATTCTATATTAAGAGGATCTGGTATATATGGCGCTGTTGCATCTACTTTAAAAAACATGATTATTAAGTTTAAACAGCAAAGAGAAAAAGGTTATAACAAAGATGAAAGTGCTGTTCCAATGGAACTATTAAACTTTTCACCAGTAGTAGGTATTAAAATTAGACAATTAGTTAATGCTGAAAAAACTCTTAATTACAATGAAAACGTTATAAGTGAAATGGAAACGTTTGAAGCTGATAATCCAGTGTGGTCTGCTGTTACTAATTACACTCAAGCTTTAACTAATTTTCCTGCTAACAGGTTATATCAGAAAAGTATAAACATGCGTAACGCATTAGACAAAGATTATACTAATTTCCAAAGAGTACTGTTCTTTAGTGGTTATACAACTTGGAGTTTAGGTTTAGGTGATACTGAAGCCGTAGTAGAAGCCAAAGAAAAAGTTAAAATAAACAAAGAAAACGCTAGAAAAGAAAAAAGAGTACAAAAGAAAATTGAAAAAATTGCAGCTAATAAATCTATTATTGAAGAAAATAAAAAGAAAAAAGATGGTAGGTGTGCGCATGTAAACACTAGTGGTAGTCGTTGTAAAAATAAAGCAATTAAAGATGGTTTGTGCAGTATACATGAAAAAGTAGAAAAAAGAACAGATGGAAAACAGTTACAATGTAGAAAGCGTAAAAGTGATGGTACTCGTTGCAAAATGATGACAACTAACAAAAGTCAATATTGTTACTACCATGATTAAGTAAACAATTGAAAAAATAAGTGATAATAAAAAGATGGTGAAAAGACTAATAATAATACTAACAATAATT